CGAGGATGCTCTGAACTTCTAGCAAGCATCATTATGTCATCGAGCGCATTAGTACCCTTGACGATGACTTCACGCAATGTCTTTCTGGCAAGTTCGTAATCCGACTGCGTGTCATCTCCATCAACCTCACGAATCAGCTTTCTTTCAGGTGAAGGTTCTAAATTGAAAACTTCATTCAACTTGTCAGTCATCGAAGCCCTCAAATGTTTCAACAAACACTACGCTATTTCCCGCGTACACATTTGCATTGGTTGTGACAGTGTAAGTTCCTAAATTATTAGTTAGGAGTTCATCATTGTAGTAATTAACTTTCGCTGTTCTTATAACCCCTTGTTTTGTGGCGGGACCATAAAAATTTGTTTTCATAGTGAAAGACAATGTCCAAACAATTGCACGCCTTTCAGTGAACTCTCCATCATAATTGTCCGAGAAGTCAACGCTGTCAAGAATTATAGGAATGTCATGCTTAATATTAAGGTCAGGTACTGCCTTTATAGTAAGATTGAAGTCAGGGTTGAAGTATGGAAGGATCTGCTCTACTACTTGCAATGCATCATCAGAGTTCTTAGCGTAAACATACAAATTAATTAAAATATTATATGGTACGGGAACATACTGTGTGGTTAAAACATTATTACTCGAACTCACATACCGATTTTGTTGAACAGAAGATAGCTTTCTAGATGCATCATACTCAATCTTAATCATCTCAAATGACATGCGAGGAAGTGTTATCTGAACATTTCTTTCCTCAGGATTTGGAAGTTGGTCAATTCTAGCCAAAAACTTTTGTCTTGGGGCATATGCAAGCGGAACTCTAATGGATTTGTTGATGTTCCCGCTTGAATTCAGACGCTCTATCTCAATGTTATTGAATAGATTGCCAAAAGCGATAATACACTTTCTTAAAGTGCCCCAATAAAATTTACCTGAGCTTAACATTATCGCGTGTAAACCTCACCAAAAGGATTTCGTTCTGTAAAGTCGAGGATATCTGTTACTGTTGTTTCAAAGTCATCATTTTGTGCATTCTTGTCTGTAGTGTTGATATCAAATGTCTCGAGATGGAAGGGTGAAGGTGAGCTAGTTTCAAGAAGGAACTGGCTGTCATCCTCAAACACCAATGTATAAGCATCTCCTTGCTCATACTTATCTATGATATTATCTATTTCTGCTATTTCAGTTGAAATCTGCTCATGGCTGTACTGGAACAATTCACATTCTAATTTGTAGACATACAACTTTCCGACTTGAAAGAAGGGATCCTTGACTTCAACATATTTGATTTCAAAGAAAGATTTTGTGAGCGGGAAGTATAATAAATCTCCTTCAGCGGGCCTCTTTGGAAGCACACTTGCATTCTTTCTCCCTATAACTTCTTCCCATCGACGCCTTGCAAGAATAAAAGTTGCTGTATCTTGTATCTCCACGCCAAACTTAGATAAGAGATCAGTTCCTCCAAACCCCGTAGTATTCTCAAGGTAAACTTCTACATTGAATGCATCTTCATACTTATTAGTTGGATCTTCATTGAGTATCATATCACGATTAACAGCAACTCGCGGAATATAAAATACATCAAACCCGTAAATTTTAATACATTCAAGAATAAGATCTTCATGGAGGAGCGACTCAGATCGCTTCCCCATCGGAATACCACTTTGAAAGTAATGATTGGTCGCCATTTATTTCTTATTCTTATTGACAATGATTGACATGAGGTGTATTATCGCGTTGTTGGGAATGATAATAACTCATCCTACAAAGAAATTAGTAGGTAGTTCAAATCTATCTTGCATCTCATCTTCTATCTTAAGTATTTCAGCTGTTGCTTCATCATAAATTTGTTGTCCATTAAGCACAACACCCCCAGGAAGTTGTACTCCCCCAAACTTCTTAAGATTGTTACCCCACTGTCTTTTCATTAGAGCCGTAGCATATCTTTTCAGAAACATGTCATTGTAGACATCTGTAAAGGTATTGGGGTCAAGAATTCTAAAGCAGTTGACTATTAGGTAATCATTTATTGAGACGTCTCTTTCCCAATCCATGTCTACATAAAGGCGATTCATGTGCCTATTAAACCTGAAGGGCTTTTCTCCGACTAATAATGTGTTGATTAAGCGGAGGTGGTTTTGAACCATGGTGTAGTGAATCATGTCTACAGACATTAGATTGTACAGGTCATTAACTAGCATTTGATAGCGAATATCAAATAGATTGATGCCTGATGCTTTGTCATAGAAGGGTAGGACATTTTTGACACCAGTCACTGCGTCTGAAATGTCAAAGTAGCGATTGTCAAAGCTACCTTTACTGAAAGAAGAAACGGTTGCAGTAGCTCCTGATGTAGCCCCCGTTATTATTTCACCTACTGTGAATGATGCACCTTCGGGTGTTTTAAAGCAAAATAGTTTATTTCCTGAAGTTGGCACTTGTAAGATAGTTGAAAATACACCGGAGGTTGCACCTGTAACAACTTCATTATCTACAAAAGTATTAGCAACATTTGCAGAAAGAACTATATTTGACGCGGTTATTTGAGTCTTTAGATAAATTTCTTCTACAGCATCAAAGTGATACTCTCTGTAAAACTGAAATGCTTCATCGAGACGATCCTCAATTTGATCGTCATCGATATTAATCTCAATAACGGGATGACCTAGATTGCGTAAGCAATAGTCGGCGAGATCTTGTCTTGATGTAATAGCCATACCAGTCCTTATCTTTTTGAATATTTATAAAGACTGGGTTTTGGTTATTTTAGACCCATGGCTTGGCGAATTTTAGTGGCACTAATACAATGAATATTGTCATCAAAAACTTCTTGCTCGATCTTATAGCCAACATCACGCCCATACGTAATATTAACTACATTAGGCACTACTAAAATTTCATAACGACCTTGATAAAGGGGGTCTAAATCACGCCTAATGTAGTTTTTTACTTGTTCAATCGCAAACGGATTGCTATCATTCCACCCCTGGCAGTCACGAATCATAATGCAAACTTGACCTGTTTTTTTCAGAGCTCTTTCAAAAAGCGCACGATGACCTTCATGCCAAGGTTGCCAACGACCTAACATTTGAACAGTTTCTTGCTTCCAGTCAAAGCGTGGACGGCGTTGTTCATTAACGATCCGTTCCCCCACATACTCAGCCCACCTTTCTGCATTTTTTTCTGTGATACGAAAGTCGTATATATCGGGAGGTATAAATGCCTTGTTAGTATCCTCGTATCTTCCTGCATCAATAGTATCCATCCAGATTGTCCAGTCAGCTTTGAAGTTATGGCGCATCTCAGGAAGTGGAGCAATAAAATCACAAATTACATAATCTGTGCTTGATTCAAAAGCAAACTGCGCCATTCGAATACTTTGGCGTATTCTTCCCTCTCTAGAAAAGTCCCAGTCGTTGAACTTCTTACGAATTTCATCTGCGTTAAACCAAGTGACAGACGCATTGGGAAGCCGAGGGACCATCTCACGATTGAACCAATCCATAGGAGGTACGCTTAGCTCGAGATACTTCTTAAGTTTTTCTGCAAGGTATGTCTTTCCTGATCCGGGGAGACCCATAACAAGAATTTTTTGCATATTACACCAAAGCTGCTTTTCCGTTTGCAATTGCGGCGGTTAGATCAGAAAGATCGCCACCGAGTTCAACAACTTTTGGATCTGCCATGACAATCTCCAGATGGGCAACGTTTCTTTCAATGTTGCCACGACCTTCGTCGGTTAGTTCGCCGCGATCTGCTTTCTTCTGAAGTTCATCAGTAATAACCCAAACACTGTCACGCGCTGCGCGAACGGTGCCATCTACTCTTTCTTGATCGGTTGGTTCTGTCATTTTAAGCTCCTATGATACTTGAAGGTTCGTCGGTTGATTTAGGTGGTTCGGCATCAGGCTCGAACTCATCGGTTGGAATAGGATCATCGAGAGTTCTCCAAAACTCTGCATTCACACATTTAGATAGTGTTGCTTCAGAAAGAATTTCATCAGGATTAATACCCCTACGACCCAAAGATTCTCTAACTTCATGCATGTCTGCCATGCCGTAAACTTCTGCATCACGTTCACGATGAATATTTTCAATCTTAGAAAAGTCATGCTCAAAGTATTCTTCACCCAAAAACTCATAAATCTTTTTCATAGTTTCTTCTGGCTTATCCATCAGATCACTATACTCGATGAAGTGTAACGACTTGAGATTACCTTCCATGATAGCTTGTTTGATTCCATTGTAGCTTTGACCCAGAATACCCATGGGGCTGGCAAGAAACTCACAACGATTGTCATCAGTCAAAGGAACATTTGACTTAATCAACATTTCATCAATAAAGTTAATCTTTGCGCCGTCCTGTGTATAGGTGTTTCTGCGCTGCATGGCGATAAACGAAGCAAGAATTTCCTTAATGTCTCGTACAGGACACAAAACTTTTGCTTCTACACCAAAGTAACCAGGAATGTAATGCAAACGGTTGACCCATGAACGATTCTTATCGAAGATTACGGGTTTATCCACATCCGAGTAGTAGTTTTCCATAACCCCCGAAATAATCTTTGCCGCTTGTTGGGGTTTTGGATATGCCAGAAACAATTCATCTTGCGACAAAGAGGTTTCAAGTGCAATCATGGTTGGGACTACAGGTGAACTAGGACCCGAGTAGAACCTAGGATTCTGATTAAGAATAGAAGAAAGCAATGTACTACCTGCGCGAGGCAATCCTGACATGAAGTAATACTTTTTCATGTTAGCTTTCATCATTTCTTCACGAATAATTTCTTTGATCATTTCTTTCATAGTAACCTCATTGTTTGTCTACAGATGCAATGATTTTATTTATATCAAATAAATCTACATCTTCGGTGAAGGGATATTCAATCTCATTGCCATTGAAGTCAAAGTCAAACAAGTAACTTCCTGGCAGTTTGAAGTCATACGGAATGTCGGTTGTGATATTGTCATGCATATCATAACCAAAAACTTTAGGACTTGTGCCATTCCACAAAACTGTTGACTTGCGCTTCATGGCAGCTGCTGCATGTTGCAAACTTGAATCAATCAGAATACGCTTTTTTGAATGCATAAGCAAACTAAAAAACTCCATTAGCGATAGAGACTGCTGTGGTGTTGCATAAATGTGTTCAGCCCCATTTAGTTTGGGAGAGTTCAACTTAGTCACTTGAAAGATGTGATAATCTTTTTGATAGTGATTCACCAACTTTTGTGCTAGATCCGTGGGCATGTCGCGTGTCCATGCATAAGGTTTAGCATCAGTGGTCATCATTCCCCCGTTGGTATGAATAACCATGACAGGTTTCTTTCTTGCCCAAAACTGTTTTGACAAATCGAATTGCAGCTTATTAAACTTTACTGTGGGAGTTTCATTATTGTACTTCAATCCATACATCTCACACCAGTTTGGAATCAAACGCTTTCGCTTGTGAATGTGATTTGTAGTATAGTATGGTTCATGATGAAACAAAATGCTGTCTTTATCTTGAATGAATTCTTGATAGAAGTAACTAGTGTTGCCTAAGGTAAACACACGATCCACAAAAGGTAGATTGATGAAGATATCGGGGTATGCACAAACCACAACCAGTTTTCGGTCGGGATGATTGTTCTTGATGCATTGTGCTACGGCAGTTGCTGCAACATGTTTGCCAATTCCCCCTTGAAGGTGAAAAATGCTATATTTCATTTCAAATTCCTATAGTTTTACGAATAATATCCCAGTTTCTCGCATTGAAGAAATGGTTGTACCGATAGACATTTTTAGTATCAAGATCGATACGCTTTTGAATCTGACTCTTGATATCTTTAGAGATGATTGTCTTTGATATCTCGCCATGAATCTTGCTTGTCTTTAGTGTGTAGATGTTTTCACTACGTTGTATCAGATAATCGTCACCGTACCACACCTGGTATAAACTAGGTATAACTCGATACGAAGATCGCTTGATAAACATACACACACCATAGGCATAACTTTGCCCACCAATAGGTTGTGACTTGTTTACATTCAGGCGGATAAGTTCTTCTTTCATGTCAGGATGATTTATAATGTGAAAGTTATCTACACTTCCTTTAAGATGCACACCAATGATATCTATCTGAGAGAAATCTAGTGAATGCATAAAGTTAAAAACATCATGTTCTACTTGAACATCATCATTAAGAAAGCAAATCACATCTGCACATGAACGATAGTATCCTTCATTCCATGCAGGATTGACATAGATGTTCTTGCCATAGTTTATGATATGCAACTTTTCATGGGATACCAGATGCTTGGGCCTCTTTGCATAGTCATTGTCTATCAGATAGATGTTTGATATGCTATCACAGTCGCAATAGGTTTGCAATGCCTCTGGAAAGTTTTCATCCTTCCACATAGTAGGAATAACTAAGTCAATTTTTGTCATAGCGATATAATTGATCGTTTTTGAATAGAAAATCCAGACAGGATAGTTTTTAGAATCGAAGGATCACTTGTTGCATTGCTGTGAAGATAGGTGCAAGGAAGGTTGGTCATGTGACAAGGATAACAGTCACTTGCTTTATTACTGAATGCTACAAATACTTTGTTAGGATTATTTATGTTGTCTTTTACATGAGTAAACATGAACGGTCCCGAGTTCTTTCCCACGATAGTCGAGCAATGCGTTGATAGGTATGCAATCTCGTTGATATCATTTTCAAGATGAAAGATATCATCTGTAAACAAAACATTCTGCAGAGAGGTGTCAAACTTTTCTGTACAGATAAACAACTCATTAGGATTTGATGATGCAAGAGAGTTTACAATGTTTTGCATGCTTCCTATTTGTGATTGGAAGCTTCTAACCTTTCCGTTGCAAAACAGATGCATTCTTTTGCCTTGTTCAGCAATAGTTTGTACGGGGTTGATATCATACTTGTCCCATTTTATGCTAGGAACACAATCTAGAGGGTTTTGCGGTAGATCAATCTGGCACTTATGGTATGAGTTGAGATAATTGATAATGAACTGATACATTCGATGCAATGATCTATAGTTAGCATGATCTTCACCCGGTAGATTGATAATGTGGGTTGGAAAGTCAACCACCCTATTCTGATTCTGATGAAAGTATGCACCAACCCATGTGTTAATGTAGATAGTTTTATCTGTTTCAAATATCTTACGATAGTTCAGAAAATCAACTTGAAGTTTGTTTAGATCCGGTTCAAATGTAATCTTTGTGAGATCAGAAACAATTTTGGGGTGATTCTTATGATAGTATCCGAACTTTGCATCAGGTATAGAATCAATTATAAGTTTGATATAGCCTCTACCCGAAAACACATCGCCATTGTGCCATAGATTATAGAATAGTATGTTTTTCATTTAGATCACGCTCAAAGTCACCTTTGTACATCTTGGGTCCCATATGTGCAACAGTATGGGTGGGATTGATCCAAATTGTGTATCCCATCTCCATGAGCTTCCTACAAAGAAGAATATCTTCACCTACAAATGAATCGTTTTGAAAACTATAGTCAAAAATGAGTTTTAGTTTCTTATTTCGAAAGAGAATTTCAGGATTCGATTCCCATAGATCATGAATAGCTTTCTTAGATAGCTTCATAAATCCTGTGCCTACTTTTTTGGTTTTAATATAACCATCATTATCCTGTTCTACATGAGCTTCTAAAAAGACATTATACTCAATCTTCTTATCACCTTTATTAACTACAGGAAGGCATACCACATCCTTAGGAGACATGAGAATGTCTATGAGTGCTTTGGGATCCCAATACTCATCATCATCGATGAATACCATGCCATCATAATCTTGTTGATACGCCAGATTGATTAGTTCATTCCTAGCCATGGGCAGTATGCTCTCATTGGCTAGGAAGATTGCGTTTAAGGCAAGATCATGTTTTGCACATAATTTTATGGATTCACAAAGGCTATGCACATAATATGCATCAACCTTACCATATAAGCATGGAGTAGCTATCAAAATACGCTTCATAATACCTCAAATGTTTTAAATTAGACGAAAAATAACAAAAATTTATTTCTTATAGCAGATACTACAGGGGCTACAAAAGATTCAAACAACCAGCCAAGACTACCGTTGTTCGTTGAGTTCGCGCCCGCGTACCATGTTGTATCAAGACTGTACGCCCTCACACCCGTGATCGCTAAGTAGTCAACGTTCGCTGCCGTTCCAGACCCGGTAAAGATCAGCGTACCCGGAGATGCTGCCGATGTACCTTGGACCGTTAGGATGTTACCCGCAGTGCCAGCAGCAGTCCATGAGGTCGTGATCCGCTGGGTTGTCGTGCCGATGTTGATTGTGTTCGCACCCGCCGCCGTGCTGCTAATCGTTTTGAACGTGTTGTTGCCGGTGATCGTCAGTGTACCGTTACCGCCTTGGTTTAACGTGATATTGGTGTAAGAAACATCGCCCCCTGCGAAAGTTTTAGCGGATGCAGAAGTCAGGGAGATTGTGCCGGTGCCGGTGACGGTGAGGTTAGTCGGCGGGTTTGCACTAAACGTATTCCCAACAATAGTCCACAACCCGGAACCAAAAGCACACGTTCTTTGCGCCGTGCTATTTCCAAGCGCCACCGCCGAATTTCCAGAAAAAGTTACATTAAACGTAGCCGCATCGAAAGTTCCGCTTTGCAAATTCAAGCCGTTTCCAGACGCGGCGCTGTTAGTAAGTGCATCTTGCAACGTTACAGAACCTCCTGGGCTATCAATGATAAAACTCTGCGTAAAAGTCTTGCCAGCACTCGTAATCGTCTGACTGCCTCGGCCAGCAAACGTCATCACCCCCGTACCCGTCAGCGTAATGCCAGTCCCGTTGATCCAGTTGCCGTAGATTTGAGGAGTGGTCGATCCCGTTGCCAGCGTCATCGTGTTCGTCGTCCGAGCCGACATATCGATGGTGCCGATGTTGAATGATTGGTTAATGGTGACGGTGGCACCGCTGTTCAGCCCTGTGGCTTCAAAGATGCAGGTATCTTGCGCCAGAGGGAAGTTGTTGATGGCTGGCGTATCCCCGCTCGATGTGGCCCAGCCAATAGCCCCGCCCCAGTTACCACCAGCCGCAAGGTTCCAATATTTGTTAGCGCCAGCAACAAACGTAATCCCGCTGTTGCCCTTGCAGTCACCCAATCGAGTCCCGGATACCGGAGCCGCTGCACCAGCTATGGTGATGTCTCGGAAGTCTACGTCGGTACCGGAGAACGCTGCGACAGTCAGTGTGCGGGTCGTTCCGATGGTGTCAGAGCGAACGAAGTGCCGCATCGTGGCGTTAGTGCCAGCGGAGAACGTCAGTGTTCCGGTAACGGTTTGGTTGGCGCTGAAAGAGATGGTCTTCAGGCCGGCAGAGGTGATGCCGGTGAAGGACAGGTTGTTGAAGCTGTTTGAACCGTTGATTGTGACGGTTCCCACAACGGTGCTGGTAAAGCTGACGTTGTAAAAAGTCTGGTTGTTGCCGGAGAAGGTTGGGCTGGTGGTAGAGAGGTTTATTTGTGATGTACTTGCTGTGACAGTTAGATTGGCTCGGTTTGTTTCTGTGGTGCCAAAGTTGATTGGCGTAGCACCAGAAATTGTTGTTGTGCCAGTGCTAAAGTTAATTGTTCTTGAGTTTCCATTGTCCGATAAAAGTGTATTTACTGCTAAATTATAAGTTGCAAGGTTAAATGACCCGTTCGTGACTGTAAGTGCTGTTGCCGAAATATCTAACGCACTACCCAAGCTCCATGAACAATCTACGCCATTTATAGTTATATTACTCAACAACGCTACCCCATTCGTAGTAAACGTCAGCCCGGTCGAGTTGCTGGATAGCGTCATCGCTCCGGTATAAGTCCTCGTCAGCCCCGTAGCAGGCAGCGTCACGTTGCCATGTATCCCTACCATTGCAGTAGATCCGGCGAGCGTCACGTTCCCAGTCGCAGGGCCAGCAATGGTGAGCGACTTCATCCTGATGCCGCCGGTCACGGCGTTTACCGTAGCGGTGTAAGCAGTCGCGTTAGAAGCGGAATCGAAGACTACGTCGTCGTGGCTGCGAGGCACAGAAGCACCAGATCCGCCACCAGATCCGGTAGACCATCTCGCAGTATCCGACCAGTTGCCCGTACCGCCGACCCAGTAGCGGGTGGAGTCTGCGGGTTTAGCAGTAAGGTAGACGGGTGCTCCAGCGGTTCCGGTGCTGTTGGCTCCAGCATAGAA